CTTTGATACAAGTTCTTTGGCTATGTCTTTATAATCTCCGGTTTCCGGTGTAAACAAAATATGCTTTTGGTTATATAGCAAAGAAAGGTTGAGTAATATTTCCAAGTTAAACTCGGTTTTACCCGAATGTGGCGATGCAAGTATGAATGTCATTGATCCACTCTTGCGTGTGTAGTATTCATCTAAAGTATCAAAGCCACAATAATCGCCTTTTTGAATACCTTGTTTATGAAATGCTAAAATTTCATTTTCAAAGTCAGTTAGTTTTTTTATCATCTTGTTTTTTGTTTTTTCAAATATAGGAAAAAATATGAGTAATTACATCAACTGTCCAACCATTACCAAGCATCTTATATCTCTGACTATCCGAAACATAATTTGTATAGCCATCTTTAATATTTTGTAATCGTTCACATTCAATTGGTGTTAATCTTCTTATTCTTTCAGAGTTAATCATATAACTACCACTACTCAATTGAGATTGTAGTGCTGGATATATACCATTAATATCATAAATTCTATTCTGCTGGTAAGGTTGTTTTCCACCACTTTCAATTGATGGGTTTAATTGCATTACCTTTCTAACTTCAAGTGCCATACTATTTGCAGTATCAAGGCAATATGTCTTACCATCTTCTCTACTCAATTGACCACTACCACATTTACCACTTTTAGATGTTCTACCGAATGTTGAATGAATAATAAAGTTATCGCTAATATCAATGTTTTTACTACTTGCAGTAATGGTTGAAGATTTACCATCATATTCTCTAATATTTATTCTAACATTATTAAAATTTGCCTTTCTATTATTTAGATATTTAATCATTTTATCACTCATAAAATATTTTTCATCCACTTCATCCTCTAAAATATCTTTTAAAAAAATACGTTTGTCTTTTGGTTGTTTAATAATACTTTCTAAATCTCCAAAAAGTCCAGCAGATTGCATTCCAATATTTGTCCAATATAATCTAACTCTATTTTGTGCAGAAACAAGAGATGAATTTATTCTTATTGGATTACAACCTATTGCCTTACTTAATATTTTTTCCCACTTTTCAAGCATCATAACATTCTCAAGTAGAAAATATTTTGGTTTTACTTCGTTTAATAATCTAATAAATTCCCAAAACAAATAACTCTCACCCTCAAATTCATAACCTTCTTGCTTTAATTCTAAATAATGTTCCAAAGTAAGGATCTCGGTATGGCATTTTGTAGACATACCTTTACGCTTACCAGCAAAAGAAAATGATTGACAAGGACTACCACCCATTAATAAATCAATTTTGGGTAATGAATATCCATCAACTTGAGTAACCGATCCTAATTGAATAGTATTGGGATAATTAGCCATCGTAACTTGAATAGCATATTTATCAATTTCTGAAGCATAGTAATTATCTACTTTAATTCCAACTCTTTGCAATGCTTGTTGACCACAAGAAATTCCATCAAATAATGATAGCACATTCATATTAAAAGTTTTTATCAAAGTTAAATTCCTCTGCATTCAATTTATGGTATTCAAATGCTCTCATACCGGTTATATGGCTATCAGTAGGGAAGAAGTATTTCCATCCTTTACCAACTCCATTTGGTTGATAGTAGAAAAATGCAACTCCTAATTTTCCCGAGCTCTTCTTAAATACTACCGAAGCACTATGGTCGCTTGTAGGTATAATCTTTTCAATCTTAAACTCCTCTTTATTGAAGTTCATTTCTCTATCGTGTTTGCTAAACCTTTCTTCAACTACCTTTGCAAACGCTTGAAGTTCTATTGCTATCTCCTTTTTCATTAGTTTATAGGCATTGAAAAGTTTGCAATCGTTGGTTTATTTATTTTGTGTTCATCTCTAAACCAAACACCTCTCATCTTTTGTTTCCAATTTTTAACCTTACTTCCTTTACTATCTATCCAACCACCTTGCTCATAATAATCAAATGCTTGTTTTGCAGATTGCTCACTATACCCATTCTCAACAAAGAAATCTTTAACCTCAATCAAACTTGGTGCATATATACTATTTCTATTTATATTTCTATTTGTTGAGTTGCGTTCAACACTCGTTGAAGTAGTGTTCAACACTTGTTCAACATCCGTTGAAGTCTGTTTTCGTTTACTTGCACTAATCTTACCGGCATCTGACTGCTTTTGCTTTGTTTCATTCATCTTGTTTACGTTCTCGTAAACTCGCTCACTCCAAAAGTAATTGCCATCACATCTAAACAATTCGACCTCATCAATGCAACATCTTATAAAATCCTTTACAATATCCTTGTCTACCTTTAATTGATTTTCCAATGCCAAATAATAGTATTCCTTATGTGGCAATTTATTATCTTCGGATTCGTGTAGCATTTCAATTACACGCCACCACAAAGCATAAGCAACTCCACCAAACTTTGCCAGTAGGTATTGAATTTTAACATCTTGTATCGCATTAATATCATGCGAGAAATAATATTTCTTTTGCATTAGTAATCAATTTTTTGGGTTTGTAATTTAGGTTTATAACTACTTGTTTTTTGAGTTCCAAATATAACACTTTGTTTTTTAAGAAATCGCATATATACATTTATAGGACTTCTATTCTTACGAAGCATATCGGCAAAGTAAGAAACATTGTATTTATACTTCATATTTGATTTTATGTATTGCATATCATATTCACTCAATACATTCTTATCGGAATTTGAGTTCTTATTCCTTGCCAATGGCTTTGGATTTCCATTGATAACATCCATCATATAATTGTACCTATACTTCATCCGGCTATTTGTACGCAATTCAGTTTGGATTTTATCAATCCAGTATATTGCAGTTGAATGATTTGTAAGATTTAATTCATTGACTACTTGTTTTAAGGTATATTCACAATGATTATAAAGCATATAACCAACTATCTGCTTTGCTTGTGCTACTTCCTTGATCCTTGTTTTTGTGTTTAGCAAACAAGCGTAGATTTCACTTGCTGACATTCTATCACTCTCATATAATTGAGATGCCCAATGGCATAAATTTTTAGTTTCTTCTTTCATCTTTTTGGTTTAAAAAAAGGGAGTATTTCTACTCCCTTGAAATTTTACATCTCCTCTACGGTTTCTTCTTTCTTCTCTTCCTCTTGTGGCAATTTTGCTCTTAACACATCAATCGCATAGGTTACTAACTTCAAATCTGATAAGTTCAAATTTTGTTTTGCTAATAAAGCATCAATCGCTGAAATCAATACGTTAATTGCTTTTTGTTCGTTCGTTAATTCTGACATTTTTTCTTGAGATTAAAACGGCAAATCCGTTGCCTTCGGTTGTAAATCATTGTTTGTTGTCTGTGCTACATAATCGTTTACATAAATTTTGTAGTCCGGTTGTTTCTCATCTTTCTTGTAAGCATTTGCCCACATTGAGTAACGAGTTCCATTCAAAGTAAAATTAATTACTTCGCCTTTTTGGGTTTGCTTTTTCCAAGCACCCCAACTTTCTTTCTTTTCTTCTGACATTGTTTAAAAATTAAGTTTACAAATATACTATTTAATTGTTAATGATAATCCAATACGCCCCGACTTGATTGGTGGGTTTAGCGTAACTATTTCCCCATCGTTGGTAACGATTGTAGTTTGAGTTATTAGTGCATTTAGGAATGCCTCACGTTGTTTAATCTCTTCCTTTAAATCACTCAAATCTTGTTGCAACTTTTCCCAAATTTCATCATTGCAATTTGAATAATCAGTTCGTGATCCTATTGTCTTTTCAACAACTTCAACGGATTGTGTTTTATAAACCTCTCCTTTTTGCAACCTTGTTTTGTCTTCTGCTATCGGTCTGCTAATTTCTTCTAATTGCTTCCCGAGCTCTTGCATCTTCTTGGCTGATATAAGCACTTCTAACGCATCCAAATACCCATCGTTGATATTATCCCTAACCAGCAAACTTTGGCTCACTATGGCTTCTTTATTGAGGGATTGCAACTGCAACCCCTCAAAGTTTATTAATTGATTATCCATTTTTTTCAATTATTTGATTTACTCTTTCCCCTATTAAATTATTGAGTTCATTTTTCTTTTTATCCTTTGCATCAATAAACTCTTGTTGCTTTTGGAATTGTGGGTACTTTGACCAAATGGTTTTCAACCCATCTAAACTATTCGCCAAACCAATATCATAGATTGCAGTTTGCAAATTAACCATTGGCATTTGTGGAATGTCGCCATCGTTTGTAGCATCGCTATCTTTTGTATCATCAATACCGAACAAACCATTCAATGCATATTTACGAGCATACGATGATGATGCACCAGTTATTTGTGAACTATCCATTCCTTTCTTAACTTCTTCTTCTCTTGCCCATCCATCAACTGACCATCTATCTACACCATCAGTAATTATTGCACTTGCTTTGATATAATATCTGTTGCCTTGTGCTACCAATTCATCGGTAATGGATAAGAATAAACCTTGCTCTTTTAAATGTGGTTTTAGTGCTTCTAAAATATCTTCGCATGAACGATACTTGTAACCACCAAACTTATTCGTTTGTCCTTTAGGTGCTTTCAATTCACTTTGAATTGCCACCAACTTTTCTATTAATTGCTTCATAATTCTACAAATTCATACGGTTCAAAATACCACTCTTCAAATTCTCCAAACTCATTTTCAAATCTGATTAATGCTTTGTTGTTTCTCTCTTCGATTAATTGTCCAGCTAATCCAACTGATGTTGCATCTACTCCTTGAGGATTTGCAACGATTAAAACTTGCTTCATTAGTTTATTGTTTTTAGGATATTAAATATAATGTTTTTTGCTGATAATTCCAAATGCTCTTTGCGTTCTGCTTTGGCAATTTGTTGCCTTTCGTAAAGTTTCCGATATCTTAACCTTGCTAATTCTATCGGTGTAAGTGAGTTGTCTTTGATTACTTTCATAGGTTTAAAATAAAGGGTGGCTATTACGCCACCCGATTTGATTATTATATTTCTCCTTCTATTACAAATCCCTTCATTTTTTTAGCACAATCATTTCCGATTGGAAACCAACCTTGACTTTCGAAACCGGTTTCCTCTTTGCAATTCTCATAGGTTACATCTATGCTAACTGCTTCCCAACCGGTATTCATGTGAACAAAAAAGCATTTGCCTTTTTTCATTGGCTTTCCACAACATACACATTGATTGTCATTGTTGCCATACTTCTCTTGGTTTCTTTCAAGCATTGGGCTTTCGTAAAGTTCCATTGTTTTCATTTTGTGATTTTTTTAAATTATCGTTTTTGTTTGTTGACCAAAGATACAGATATTGAATAATACCTTGTATCAAAAAAATGAATTATTTTTTTTAGATTGATGTAACTGATTGATAATCAACTCAATTATTTTTAGTTAGAAACAAAAAATGGGTAGCCAAATTAATGACCACCCATCCAAACCAAAAAACAAAAAACTAAATTTTAGGCAGAACGCCTTTAACTATGAAAAAAACAATAAACGAAATTAAACCTAAACTAATGTACTTCCAAAACAAGTTCTTAACAATCACTTCCTTTGTCTTTGTAATGGTTTTAGTAACTGGTACAATGATCCTTCTTGGCTCACATTCTGCCTTCACTCTGATATAATTATTTTTTAACCTCTCAATAGTAACAAACATCTGCTTTGTGCTATCTTTTAGGTAAATAACTCTATCATTGAATTGAGTAATCGTGTCCAATCTAACTATTGGTGGAGTAATTATTGTATCCTTAATCGTAACGTATTCCGTTTGCTTTACTTTACGAGCAAAACACCCACTTAAAATAAAGCCATATAAGGCACTCAAAATAAAAAGTGATATAAATCTATGCATCTTTAGAAATAGTAAATCCTACGCCACCTAATGCGCCCCAAACCATTGTTAAACCTTGTGCATCTATTAACTTAAAAAAGTATGCAACACCAAACACAAAAAAGAACACACCAATAAGTGTAGTTTTCCAATTTGATTTTAGTAATCCGAGTATTTTTTTCAATGCTTCCATA